GAAATGGCCAGAGGAATGGCCTAAAAAAATAAATCAATTTAATTATACGCATTTTGTTGAAGCTGTAGAAGATAAAGTAATTCAAGAAAACATAAAATTTCATAGTAAAAAAGAATTAGGTTTCAAATGTAATGAAGAACCTATGTGCAATCATTGTGATAAATCCTTATGTAAAGTTAGAAAATTTGGAATAGGGGGAGAATCGGTATTTCCTACATTAAGTGATTTACAAAAAGTTGAACTAGATGAACCTTATTATTGGGTTAATGTAGATGGAGAAAGAATAAAACTAGATACAATCGATTCTTTATTAGAACAAAGGTTATTCAGAAGAACTGTTACTAAACAAATCAATAAAAAACCTCCACGAATTACTACAAAAGAATTTGAAAAATATACAGACACACTACTATCCAATATAGAAATTATAAAAGCTCCAATAGGATCATCCTTAATTGAACAATTAAAAGATCATTTAGAAGAGTATTGTACGAACGATTCTTCAGCAACGACGACTAAAGAACAAATATTTTTAGGAAATGTATGGACGAATGGGGGAAAACATTATTTTATTTTTAATAAATTTTTTCACGGATATTTGCAGAGAAGAAAGTGGCCAGAAAAACATCAAACAACACAAGATTTATTGATTCAACATTGTAATTGTAAAGATGAGAGAATTTACATTGGTAAAAAAAGACCTAGCGTAATGATTGTGGACGCTTTTGAAAAACCTGAAAATGTATATAAACCAAAACAACTTAAACCAAAAGATCCATTCTAATGAAAACAATAGTGTTAGGTCCACCAGGCACAGGAAAAACTCATACTTTATTAGAACAGGTAGAAACGTATTTAAAAAATACTGATCCAGATAAAATAGGTTATTTTGCATTTACAAAAAAAGCTTCTAATGAAGCCAAAGAAAGAGCAATGAAAAAATTTAATTATTCTGAAGATGATTTACCTTATTTTAGAACTCTCCATTCTTTAGCATTTCAACGTCTTGGTTGGGATAAAACAAAAGTTATGCAAAAAAGACACTACGAAGATTTAGGAAAGAAAATCCAAATACCTATAGATTATAATGATTGGGACGAGGAAGAAACGGGTTTGTTTACAACTAAAAGTGATTATTTAAGAATTATACATCTTGCAAAATTAAGAAATATTAAATTAGATCAACAATTTGATCGTAAAGAACACAACCAAAAATTAGAATATAATAAACTAGTTATTATAGCTAATGAATTAGAAAGATATAAAAAAGAATATGGGCTTAAGGATTATAACGATATGATTCTAGAGTTTACAAAATCAGAAAAAATTGTTCCTAAATTTGATGTAGTATTTATTGATGAAGCACAGGATTTATCCTTAATGCAATGGAAAATGACTAAAAGTATTTGGGATAAAACAAAAGATTCTTTTATTGCAGGAGATGATGATCAAGCAATATTTAGATGGGCAGGAGCGGATGTGGATTCATTTATAACACAAAAAGGAAAAATAGTAGAACTTAAAGAATCTGTTAGAGTTCCAAAAGTTGTTCATGAATTTGCTAATAAAATTATTAATAGAATAAAAAATAGACTTCCAAAAAATTGGAATCCTAAGGCACATAAAGGAGCCTTGAGTAGGTATTGGAATTTTGAAGACATAGATATGAATAATAAAAATTGGTTAGTATTAACTAGAACAAGATATCAATTAAATGCTCTAGAAGAAATATTAAAAGAAAAAGGATTATATTTTGAAAATAGGTTTAAAAAATCATATGAAAAATATATACAAGAAGCAGCACTCAATTGGGAACGCTTAAGGAAAGGTCAACTTTTATTGTATAAAGATATTGTAAATATTTCTCAATATATGAGTCCCGTTAATTGGGATAAAGATAAATTAAAAGCTTTATCTAAGGAAGCCCCTTATGGAATAGATCAATTAACACAGGGGTACGGTCTTAATACCAAAGAAACATGGTATGAATGTTTTGATAATGCTGGATCAAAACGGATTACGTATATCAAAAAAATGAGAGCTAATGGAGAAAAATTAAATAAAGAAGCTAGAATCAAATTATCAACTATACATAGTGTTAAAGGTGGTGAAGAAGATAATGTAGTTATTTTACCAGATTTTACAGCTAACACACAACTAGCTTATGAAAGAAATAAAGATGATGAGAATAGATTATTTTATGTAGGGGCTACACGTGCAAAAGAGCATTTACATATTGTAAAACCAAAAGATGAAAACAAAGCATTTCCGATGGAGGATGTATGAGTGCATACAAAAAACAAATTGGAGGAAATCACTACCGTAGATTTAAAGTGCAGCCAAGTGAGTTTATAAACAAGAACAAATTGCTTTTTGCAGAAGGAAATGCTATCAAATACATCTGCAGACATGCACATAAAGGAGGAAAGCAAGATTTAGAAAAAGCCAAACATTATATCGATATGATTATTGAAAGAGATTATAAAGACGAAAACGAAAAACAAGAATTATGGATAGAAGGTTATAAAAAATGGAAAGAAAATAAATAATGCAAGTACCACTTTTCAAACCTCAAACAGAATGGATTCCACCAGAAAATTTTCCTGATCTATCTAAATATAATGAAATTGCAATTGATTTAGAAACAAAAGACCCAGATTTAATAAAAATGGGTTCAGGTTCAGTCACCAAACGTGGTGATGTCACAGGAATTGCTGTGGCTGTTAAAGGTTGGTCTGGTTATTATCCTATTGCTCATGAAGGTGGTGGTAATATGGATCGTAAAAAAGTTTTAAAATGGTTTCAATCCGTATTAAACACGGATTCAATAAAAATATTTCATAACGCAATGTACGACGTATGTTGGTTACGTTCATTAGGTTTAACGATTAAAGGTAAAATTGTTGATACTATGATCGCATCAGCTATTGTGGATGAAAATCAACTCCGTTACGACTTAAATAATTGTAGTCGTAGGTACACAGGGCAAGGAAAAGATGAAGCAGCTCTTTATGCAGCAGCTAAAGAATGGGGAGTCGACCCTAAAGCTGAAATGTATAAACTTCCTGCTATGTATGTTGGCTCTTACGCAGAGAAAGATGCAGAAATAACCTATGAACTTTGGCAAGAATTAAAAAAAGAGATTTTACATCAAGATATACAATCTATCTTTGAATTAGAGACTGAACTTTTTCCTTGCCTCGTTGATATGCGTTTTTTGGGAGTTCGAGTAGATACTGAAAATGCTCATAAATTAAAAAAAGAATTAGTTGAAGAAGAAAAAGGATGCTTGCGCCAAGTAAAAAAAGAAACACACATAGATGTTCAAATATGGGCAGCAAGATCCATTGCCCAAGTTTTTGAAAAATTAAAACTACCTTTCGACCGTACTGAAAAAACAAAGTCACCATCCTTTACAAAAAATTTTCTTCAAAATCATCCTCATCCACTCGTTAAAAAAATAGCTCGAGCTAGAGAAATAAACAAAGCCCATACGACTTTCATTGATACCATACTTAAACATTCTTATAAAGGTAGAATACATGCTGAAATTAATCAATTAAGATCCGATAATGGAGGAACCGTGACAGGAAGATTTAGTTATTCCAATCCAAACCTCCAGCAAATTCCTGCACGAAATAAGGAACTCGGACCACGAATTCGATCTTTATTTATTCCTGAAGAAGGATGTACTTGGGGTTGTTTTGATTACTCACAACAAGAACCAAGACTCGTTGTGCATTATGCTGCACTACAAAATTTATATGGAGTGGATGAGGTATTAGAAGCTTATAAGACAGGAGACGCAGACTTCCATAGTATTGTAGCTGACATGGCGGAGATTCCACGTTATCAAGCAAAGACCATTAATTTAGGTTTGTTTTATGGAATGGGTAAAAATAAATTACAAGCTGAGCTTGGAGTGTCAAAAGAAAAGGCTGAAGAGTTATTTAAACAGTATCATGGTAAAGTTCCATTCGTAAAACAATTAATGGATGCTGTTATGAGAAGATCACAGGATTCAGGTAAGATTAGAACTTTATTAGGAAGACTGTGTCGTTTTCATTTATGGGA